CAACCCACTCTTGGAAATACTTTCGTAGTGCATACGTGTTGTCAAGCAAGAAAGTAAGTGAGATGTCTGGGGTCACCCTACCAACGGCAATCTTCTTTGGTTCCATACCAATCTGTCTGTCGATGGTATTTATCTGCGTTCCAGGCAACCTTGCAGCGGTACACATGTAACTCATGTCCTCTGTTTGCATGAGTGCTGCTTCTGCTGCACCACCACCTGGTTTCGGGGTTCCACCGATGTTCGGCAAGGTAACTGTGTATCTGTTCCCGTATGCTGGACCATCTTTGAATAGCGAGCGCAGTTTGTCTGTAAAAGATTCGCTCATTTTTTCAATTTCCTCGCAATAACTCTGCTGTCTTTATGTACCCTGCTTTCAGGTGCCTTGCGCCAGTAGGCGAGGGGCATGTGTGCAGCAACTTCCCATTCGTAAGCAGGTATCTTTGCCATCCTGCCTATTACGTTTCTGAAACTATATCTCTTGAGTGCTGCTTTATACATCCTCAAGTTCTGTCGACTCTTTAAGTAATTCATGTCGACCTTTAATCTGGTGTTATTTAGCATTTCTTTAGTTGTTCTTCTCGGCAACATCTGGTAGAACATACGTTGTCGTAGATCGATTGGAAGGTAATGAAGGTTCAACCCCATGAAGTCATCCTTGCCCATTTCGATAAGGAAGATCAACGGGAACCTGTCATAGTAAGGAAGCGTCTGTTTACCAGCGGGATTGTAGAAGAATAGAAACATCTGTCCCAACAGCATGTTCTGCGCGATTGGCGCGTTGCCGTGTACTTCCTTTCGATTCACCTTTTGATTGGCGATCTCTTTGATCTTATCGAAGAACCACTCTTGTGACTCGTCAGAGTTAGGTTTCAACCCCTCTGCTTCGATTTGATCCATCCAAATTTTAAATAAACCTTTGTCCATATCGTTATTTATATAGATACGAATAGAAGTTAGAAATTAATTGCGGCAAATAATATGAAGAAAGTTGCGCTGTTAGTGATGGTATTGATGCTCATAGTAATGAGTGGGTGTGCTATACACCACGAAAGTGGGTCAATGCCACAGTTATCCTTCCCCGAGATCGAAAAGGTTTGTACCGATGCCTTTAGGGTCAAGACCAAATCTGGGGGCGTGATCGCCGAGTGTAGGTTTGAGATTAACGGTGGTTGGATAATCTAGAGAATAAAAAAAGGGAGACCGAAGTCTCCCTATCATAACGACTAGCAGTTCATGTTAGTCGTCGGCATTCGCCAACTTTTGGAAGTACGAGAACGCATCCTCATCACCCTCATCACCTGCCTCTTCAGCAGTAGCAGCAGCAGTACTCACTGCAACTTCTGGTGCCTTAGCGACTGGTGCGGGCGCTGGTTCAGCAACCGTATCTAACGCAACTTCTTCTTTGACTGTACGAGGAGCAGTCTGTCCGAGCACATCAAACAACTTGGTCTGGAGTGCTTCATATGACTTGAAGGTCGTTGGGTCGATGTACGAGTTAATGTCGTGCAACTGATTAACGATTGCCTGAAGTTGCACTTCGTCACCGTCTAACAGTGGTGCTGGTGCTTTAAACTCTGAACGATCGTAGTTTCTGTACCCTTCAACGTTGCGGATCTTCAACTGGAAGTCTGCACCGTTCCACAAATCGAAAGGATCGACAGGAGTCTCGCCTGGGAATTGTGGTTGCATAAGGTCTTGAATCTTATCGAAGATCTTCTTGCCAAACTGATACATGAAGACTTTGCCTTCGTTCTCAGGGGCACTTGGATCTGATACGACAAGGATGTTCACAACATAGTGGAGGCGACGCTTTTGCTTTCGCACAGTTTCGCGATCTTCTTCGTTGCCAGAATTCCACAACTTGGTGTTATACTCACCAAGCGGGTCTTGCTGACCAAGTGAAGTCAAAGACTTCTCGATGTACCACTTACCAGTTGGACCCTTGAATCCATGATCCCAATATCGTACCCAAGGCACTTCGGCATCAGAGGGAAGGAAGCGCACAACTGCGTAACCATTTCCTGCCTTATCGACAGTTGGTTTCCAGATGTTTAGGTTTTCTTCGCGTTTGTTATCTGAGGAACCGTTGCCTTCTTGTGCTGCTGCAACGAGTTTGTTGATGTCGTATCGACGACTTTTTAGAGATGAAATATCCATATTGGTGTTTCCTTTGTATGACTGAAGTATTTAAAGTATGTGTCCTGTATAAGCGGACACCATTATTTAGGCATTACCCTGATGGGGAATACCTCTTTGACCCCAACATATCAGTATCCTTCGGTCACCCTTAACAAGAGCGGTGACTTCATGCATAAAATATGATGGGAATATGATCGTCTCGAATGGTTCAAGATCGATGATATGCGTTGGACCGTGGTCGCCGAATTCATTCGGTGGAATCCATACAATCAGAGAACCACCTTCAAGGTCTTCTGACTTCTGGATCATGGTGACGGTCGTGTATAGGCGATTGTGATTGCTGCCTTCTGCGTTGTCGTCGTTGTGGGCACCAAACTTCTGACCAACTCCTTTGTAGTGGATAAACTCCATCTGTGCAAACCAAAGGGTTGGGTCTCTTTCTGGATACCAATCATCAACTGCCTCAAGTAGGGTCATGCCGATGTCAGCACAATCTCTGTAGTCAATTGCGCCGTGTTGGCAGTACCTGTTATAGTTTATAGAGATTTCTTCGCTTTGTGGGTTGTACTGTGACGCTGGGCGAAATAGATTATTCGCCTCGGTCTCAACCCACTTATCTCGTAGGAATTGTTTCTGTTCTTCGTCAAAGAAGAAGTCCCTTATGAAAGGGTCACTCGAGGGGCAGTTCAGCATTCTTTTCCAAGAAGTTCAAGTTCATTGCTTCGACTTCTACCTTTGCTTTCAGGACGGGGGACACGTATTTCTTAATGTCTTCTAGTTCGATCTTGTTTTCTTCGCACACATGTATGATCGCATCCATGTATGTAAGGTTTAGACTTAACACAGCAGTATCAACCAACTTACCGAACTTCACTTTGGTCATAAACTCTGGTGCTTTGTCACCTTCAAGAATTTGCTTACTCATCATCTTCTCCCTCGATATCTCTATTCTCTTCCATATCGGGTTGAGAGTCAAGCGCGACTGTCTGCGCATTCTGCTCAATAGCGGTAATGAGGTTTGCGACATCCTTGTACGGTTGATCGCCGAGATACTCCATGATAGAATTCATAAGAGTAATCGGCAACGCCACGTTTTCGGGAGTGCTCATTAGTTATATTCCTTTTCTAATTCTTTGGTCCATACTTGCCCGATGTCGGGATAATAAAACCCAACAGAACGTTTGATCGTTCCGTCAGGATAAGACGCGGGAGCATACACAATGTACTCCATGATCTGGTCATGTTTGATACCGTACTTGTGGTCCAACCAAACACCGTCACGAATCCAGGCGGCAATATTCTTGACGTAGTTTTCAGTCAGTTGGTACTCGCCCCGCTGCTTTGTATCCTTTGAGTCTTTCTGACTCCGAATACTCTTCAATTTATCTTTCCACTCTTTGAGAGTCGACTTACTGTTCACAAGAGACAGAGGATGATCGTCTTCCAACTCGAGTACACGTGGGTGTGCTGCTGGAGTCTTTGCTGGACCTCGTGCTGCACGTGCCTTCGCGAGTCGCTCGACCGCTGCTGCTCTCTGTTCTTCGGACATGGGTTTACGCTTACGCTTGACCTTCTTAGCGGGTGATTTGATACCCAAGTTCTTGCGCATTGCTTTTTGCTTTTCTTCTTTCTTCGCCGCACGTTTTTGTGCTGGCGTTAGGAGGTGATCCATATCAGACATAATGTGATTCCTTACTCAATAAGTCCATTCTATGCATAGGGATGCAAAAGTCAAGCAACTGACTGCTTTGACTTAAAATAGGCGTCCCACTCGCTATAGGGGATTCTCTCTCCCGTGAGCAAGATGTAGGTCACACCAAGGTTGTTTACACTACCCTGTGGCAGAACCTCATATGCGGTCTCACGACCAGCAAGACCCTGGAACTCAGCACGTCGCTCGTCGTACATCTCAGTGCGAGTGAACAAGATGCTAGCATCGCGCACGATGGCATACCATGGGGCGTCCCAATGATCCACATACCTTGACTCGTCATAGTCGATCTCGTCGACGACGTCTGTCCCGATGATGTACTCCTCGAAATACTCGTCACTTGCGGTCACCGACTTTTCGATACGCGCCCAGAATTCCTCGGACATATTCTGGTTAATCGACATGTTGAAGACATAGGTGTTACCACCCTTCATCTTCCAGTGCTGTGGGCAATCGCCTTTGCCACTCCAGTCGTGGGCACCATAGTTCTCACTACACTGTGTGCTCAATACTGCCTTCATGATCGGTCTCCTTCCTCGACGGTGATTCGATAAACCTCAAACGCCTCATTTGCTCCATTTGGGAACATTCCAGGTGACTCCTTGAACAGAGAGAATAATTTCCCCCAAGTAACACCAAGAAATTCTTTTTCTCGGGTGAGTCGTTTCATAGCGGCATTCAAAG